ATTATACGCCTTTCCAAAAGAGCCGGGGAGGGGGAGGTGACGAACCCCTCCCCGGCAACGCCGCGGTGCTGCTGCTACACCACGACGAACGCCTACGAGATGAACGGCGTCAGGTCCGGCGACACCGGCTTCCAGTTCGGGTCCGTCACTTCCATCTCCGGGTCAATCCCGAAGATCCGCCCCTGGTTGCGCCGGTTCGTGCAGCCCACCGTGCCCCAGAAGTACAGCTTGTTCAGGTAGTTCTGGTAGTCGAGCGACGACCGCCAGCCCTCCGGGTCCCACGACATGTTGCGCCCCGGCTGGTACATGAGCTGCAGGTTCTTCGGCTGCATGAAGAACATCTGGTGCCCACCGCAGCCCGCCCGATTCACCCCGGCGGGGTCGAAGTCGCTGCACAGGGCGGCCTCCATGTACAGGTCGTCCGTCACCGGCACATTGAGGATGTGGAGGGCATCGAAGCCCCAGTTGATGATCTGGTTCGAGCGCACGGCGCTGACCTGATCGTTCGCCAGTAGCTGCTCTGCCAGCCGATCATAGACAGGCGTGCTCGTCACGATGTACTCGGGCTTCCTGCCGGTGATGTTCTGGCTCGCCCGGATCATCCGAATCACGTTCTCCACGCACGGGGCGAGCGGGGCCGTCACGGTGTCATAGTCCGGCTCGGTGATGATCGAGCGCCACTGCGGGACATCCGCGATGTTGATGTCCGCGTAGGGCGTCGAGTCGCCGATGGCGTCCGCCAGGCTCCACATCGCGTCGCCGGCCTGCGGCGTCCACAGGGCCGGCGCCATGATGACCTCTTTCATCGTGGACATGGCGCTGCGGACGTACAGGTCGAAGTAGCTCGCGATCTTGCGCGGTTCGTTCCGGTTGGCCTCGATGTCGCGCTGCCACAGGGACACCGGCACGACGGCCTCCATCCATGACAGCTTCGCCTTGGTGGCGAGCTGCCCGCTCGGAGTGAGGTCAATCGGGTCGGTCTTGCCCTTCCACGCGCCGGTCAGGCGCGCGTACTCGATGTCGAAAACGATGTCCTCGCCACCGATGGCGCGCTGGTACTTCTGCATGTACCTGAGGGTCGGGGTGTCACGCATGACGATGTCCTGGACCGATTTCTCGATCCAGAACTCCTGCGTGAGAGCGTTGAAAGTGTCAATCGTTGGTGCGGGCATCTGATCTCACCTGTCCTTGTGGGGGCAGGACGCGCTGGCGGCTACCGCATTGGGACCCCGGTGAGTTGGGCTGTCCTTCGGGACATGGCGTCCAATCGGGCGTCCTCGTCCTCGGGTGCCGGCAGGGCCTGGTTGGTCCTGGCTTGCCGGCCGGGCGGTGTCGCTGGCGGGGCCTGCCCGCCTGATTGTTTCTTCCGTGCTACGGCTTGCTGGTACTCGGTCACGGCGGCAGCGAACTGCACTGGGAAGCACGCGGCGTACGCGGCCCGGAAGTCGCGCACGTTGTTCTTGACCATGTACTCCCCCACGGTCATCTGCACATGTTCATCGCCGCCGAAGTGCGGGAAGGCCTTCTTGGCGCGGTCGAACTCGCCGCGCAGACGGGTCTCCTCGGCGAGAAGGGTCTGATCCTGCTCCAGCTTGTCGCGGGCCGTCAGCTTGTCCGTGACAGGCTTGAAGTGCGTATCCAGGATGCGCTGCTCCAGGGCATCCTCGCGCTGGCTCTCGTACTGCTCCAGCTTAGCGACATCCAGGTAGCCCTCATCATCCAGGCAGTCGCTGAGCTTCATCTTCGCTCCCGCAGCCGGGGCCGGAGCCGCCGGTTCCTGCGGGCCGCGAACGGTCTCAGCCGCCTTCTGGGCCTCGAACTCGCGCCGCTCCTGCTCGAAGGCGCGACGGGCATCCGCGAGACCCTGGTACTTGACCGTGTAGCCAGACTCCAGATCGCGGATCTTCTTCTGCACAGCCGGGTCCGGGTCTTCAGTTACCTGGATACCCGCCACGCGCTCGGCCTCGTCGGGAGCGTCATGGCTGCCTTCGTCCTCGGTGTCAATACCGAGAAAGGCTGCCATTGCCTCTTCGTCCGGGCCATCGTCATCGGCAACGTCAGGAGCCCCACTGGTGTCGGGGGCGTCGTGGACTGCCGCGGGGGCGTCGTCCACTGCCGGATCGAGTAGTGCCATGGTGCGGATCGTCCTTTCGTGGGTCTATGTGATCGCGCAGGCCGGCGCGTTGCCGGGGTGCTGCGCTGCTTGCTCCCGGCCAGGAGAACGGCAAACAGGGACGCCTCAGGCCCCGCTTTCGCGAGGCTGAAGCATCCCTGTCAATGCTCTCCTGTCGTTGGGTAGGCCCGGCCACAGGATACCGGGTATCACGGGGGGATCAAGCCCCGCTTAGCCGTCTGTCAGTTGTGTCCGCCAGGTCTCAACTCATCGGCCAGCAGCCGATGCTCGGCACTGTCTTCTCGGTCCGGGTGAGTGTGATGTGCTCGATCTCAAACCCATCCTTGGCGCAGGCATCGCTCATGTCCTCAATCCAACACCCCAGGACGTAGGCCGGCCCTCCGTGCTCCGCGATCTCGAAGACCTTGATGTGGGCGGCGTCACCCACCGTTGCTCGCACGACCGGGATCTCCATCTTCTCACCTCAGGCGTGGCCCGTCTGTGGGCTACTCCCGCTACACCAGGCCCATCGGCCCTTGGCCACCCGCCGCGGCGGCCTGATCGCCGCCCGGCGCGATCCCCAGCGCCTCCAGCACCTGCTCCAGCATCATCTGCAGCTCAGGCGGCAAACTCTCCAACCACGCTATCTGTTCCGGCGTCAGAGGCTGCCCGCTCACCAACGCCTCGATGATGCCCATGAGCAGTGTCTGCCCCGCCGCGTCCAGTTGCTCCATGATCGGCGCCAGGAGAGCCTCCACGCCCGCCCCGAAGTCCTGTGGGCCCTGAGCCCCGCTATCGTCCGGCGCACCCTGTAGTAGCTCCTGTGGCAGCCCCTGGGGCGCACCACCGGGAGACATGCCGCTGGCGTCGGGCTGGGGGGACCCGGCCTCCGGCGGCACACCTCCCGCTGGACCGCCCTGAGCCCCGCCCATCGCCTGCATCGCCATCGCCTGCTGCGCCATCTCCATCTGCTGAGCCTGCCCCGCCATCTGGCCCTCCATCTGAGCCTTCTGGACCGCTGCCATCCGCTCCAGCATCTCTTTCCGGTGGGGGAACCGCAACGCCTCCAGGAACGCCTCACGGTCAATGCCAGGGCCATCCGGGAACTGCGTCTGTGCCGCCTTGAAGGCCACCTCCGCCTGCGCCATCGCGTTCATCGGCAGGTTCCCCTCGGGCTCCACGACCACCCGGTAGGAGATCGGCACCTGCACGCTCTCCGGCCCCAATTCGCCCATCATCCCGCCCATGTACTCCTCCGGCGCGCCCATCATGTCGCTCATCGGAGACTCAGGGGACATCCGTTCCTGTGTCAGCATGTCCGGGCTCACCGTGCCACGCACGAACTTCGTGCCATTGTGGTACGCGAAGCTCCGGTCCCCGTCGTACTTGTCCTGGATCATCTCCAGCACGATCTGCCCCAGCCGCTCAAGCTGCATGGCGTTCGTGCGCGCCACGTCCCGCGGCCGCGACAGGGCACTCTCCTGCAGCGCCTGGATGCCGATGCCGGACTGCACACTCCCCGGCCGCAGACCCCGCATCACATCCTGGACCCCCGAGACCGTCTTCACATCCTCGTACTGCTCCCGCTGGTACGCGAAGATCCACGCCGGCAGGTTTGGCGGCTCCATGTACTTCAGGAACCCCTCTGGGCCTTTCAACTGGACGACCGTGCCGGGCTTTATTCCCACATCGCCAATCTGCAACTTCGCTTGCTGATCGTTGGTAGTCAGAGGCATGGATGCGAGCAGCCTCAAATGCTGTGCCAGGTACAGGTTCGTCTTGTTGATCCTCGTCTGGAGCCCAATGATCTGCGACGTCGGCGGCATGCCCCAAAATGAGTCGCCCCGCTCGCACATCGGGAACACCACGATGGGGAAGGCCTCGCCCGGCGTCGGGTTATCCCCATCCCAGAGCAACTGCTGGCCCGAGAAGATCGTCAGCCGGCGCCCGCCCTCGTGATAGACCTCCCAGATGCGGTAGGTCTTCCGGCTGCCCGGGGGCTTGCTCACCATGCGCCCCACGACCCACCCGATCGCCCGCGACATGAGCGACTGGGGCCGCTGCGTGTCGTCCGCGACCAGTTGCCCCAACTTGTCGTCGAACGCCGTGCCACCGTTGGAGCCGTCATACAACCGCTTCGCGCGCTCCGGCGCCATGTCGTTCGCCAGCGCCAGCCACTCGCACTCCTCCAGCGACCGCGCCACCGGGTCCGGGTACACGCTGTACGGGTCCAGCCACGACACGTCAGCATCGCCCGCCTTCGACCGCTGGTAGCGCCCGCGGCCGTCCACGTCCACCTTCTCAGGCCCGATGTCAGGGTTCCACCAGGCCTTCAGGAACCCCGTGCCCCGCAGCAGCTCGTCCCGAATCGCCATCCCGTACTGCCGGGAGATGCGCCGCGAGTACCAGATCCCCTGCAGCACGTCCGTCATGCGCTGCTCCAGATCCTCGCCCAGGCCCTCCTGAAGCCCCTTGACGTGCCAGACCGGCACGGAGTCCTTGATCGGGGGGACAATGCTCTCGTTGGTCGAGTAGACGAGGTTGACCGGTGTCCAGTCCAGCTTGGCCTCTTCCGTCAGGGGAATGCCCTCGTCCTGGATGCCCTGATAGAAGTCGCCGTACTTGTCCCACTCGGTGTGGAGGTCGTTGACGGCGAGGGTAGCGTCCTCGACCCACTCCTGCAGCTTGGCGATCAGCACCCGGTCCTTCTCAGAAGTTGCCAACTTTCCCCACCACCTTCCGCATGCGGGCCAGCGCCACGTCAATGTTCCCGTCGCCCATCTGCTCCAGCGTCAGCCCCACCCGCGGGTGCAACCCGTACCCCGCCCACGCCTGCGACTTGGCCTTCTCCTCCGCCACCGCCCCGTACGCCCCGTGCTGCTGCGCCAGGTCCACCGCATGGCTCAGCGCATCGCAGATGTCGTCTTGAGACCCCGGAAAGTCCAGCAACTGCTCCTCCACCGGACCCCCGTACAGCAGGTGGTGGTGGTACACACGGCAGTTCTGGTACTTCGGCCCCAGCACCATCCGCACCCGGGCCGTCTTGTTCTGGTTGTGCAACTGAGCCTTCTCGATCCACGGGTACTTCCCCCGCTGGTCCATCTCCGACCGCAACGTCGCCTCCATGCTCGCGAACGGACCCGCCATCTCCACGCTCGTCCGCTCGATCCCGTTGCTGCACTTCTCGTAGTACTCGTGCAGCATGAAGAAAATGTCCATCTGCTCGCTCAGCGAGTACAGCCCGTGCACCGCGTCCACGATGTAGAAGTTCCCGAACTGGTCCATCCCGACCACCACGAACGCCGACTCGTCCCCACCCTCCACACCCGCCGACGGGTCCCACCCCATGTACAAAGTCATGTCCCGAAGACCGATCACCACCGGCCGCTGCGTCTCCGGCGACTCCGACCACCCCGCCCCCTCCACCTCGTCCGGCCGACGCCAGTACCGTATCTGCTCCGCCTTGAACACCCGCATCCCCACCGGCTTCGCGTCAAGCATGTACTGGCTGTGGAACATCTTCAGATCCAGGTCCCGAAGCTCCTTCACACGCGCCGCCGGGTACTCCTCCGGCCACGCCAGCACCCCCGCCTTGTCCACTACCGGGATGCTCAACCGCTCGAACCACCCCCGCCGCGCCCGCCGCAGCCAACCGTACAGGTCATAGCTCTCGTACACCGTGTTCACGATCAACTCCGGTGTCCCCCACGTGTCCAGCAGCGGCCGAAGCTGCTTGAACCGCGTCGTCACCTTCTCGGCCATCTCGCGATTCTCGACGTTCTCCGGCACCACCAGGTCGTCGTACGTGATCGCCGACCAGTGAGTCCCCGTCAGCGCCACGTCAATCGCACCCGTGCCCCAAGTAGGCTCCCGGCTCTCCCGACGCTGACCCACCACCTGAACCGCCGCCTCTGCCTGGTTCCACTGCGTCTTCACCGGCCGTAGCTCCGGGTACACCTTCCGAAACACCTTGCTCAACACCAAACGCTTGATGTCCCTCAGAAAACTCTTCGCCAGCGGATGCGTCGCCGACATGATCAACCGATGCTCGTTCGGGTCCTTTGCCACCGCCTGCACATTCCACATCACCGTACCCAACGTACTCTTCAACCCGCCGCGGAACATCTCAAGCTGCTTCCGAGCCGGGTCCGGCTGGTCCAGAAACGAACAAACCCGACCATGGATCCCACTGGTCGGGCTCATCACCGTGCAACCACCAATCACTACCGAAAAGAAGTGCAGGTCGTGCTTCCCGCGCTCCGCAATCTCCTCCAACAGCTTCGCACGGTCGCCCGCGTCCAAGCTATTGGAGATGCGAGAGAAAATCGGCCGGTACTCCGCTATCGTCCTCGGGTTCGTCCTCGGCATCGCCCGTGGCGCCCTTCGACTTCACCTTCGAGTTCCCAGCAGGGGCCCGCCGCACCACCAACCGCAACAACTTCTCCGCCGCTGACAACTTGAACACCCACAACTTCTGATCCCGCTCGAACTCCTCCGCCGTCAACCCACCAGCCTCCCCCACCCTCAAAACCTTCTCGAACACCCGCACCGCACGAACCGTCTGGCCCCGCAACCGTATCTCCGCGATCTCCCCCGCCGTCTCCGGCACCTTCCAGCCCTTCTGCAGCCGAACCGCCGGCTCCCCGTCCGAGTGTGCCACCATCGCGCGGCTACCACCCAACTTCCCAGCCATAGTCACAAACTCTACCACCTCCCGTCACAACTTGTCAACTTCTTTGGACAGACTGTGAACAACCTATGGCTTTTTTTTTGTTCTCTGGATGATCAAGGAAGATGGGATGGACATAGGTATATATGTGGGGGATTGTGAACTCCCCCCCTCCCCCTTCGGGGTTCGGGGTGTGGTCGCAGACACACAGCACCTCCTCCCCAGCACTGCCCTACGCCCACTGCCACGGCATGATGGATACAAGGGCAGGATGCGACCCTGCCCTTGACCGTTCGGGCGAAGCCCGAACAGCCGTCCCCCTGCACGGCCCTGCCACGGCCACGGCCACTTCAACTTCAACACCACCTACCACCGTAGTAAACAACACACCCCTTATAGGTTCCTCCGTAGAGGCAGGAGGTCGTACGGCAACGACAAAGGCAACGTCAAAGACCAGGTCAAATGCATAAGGCAACGTCAACGGCAACGTCATACGTCAACGGCAAGGAAGGTCGCGCGCACACGCGCGAGGGAGGAGGGGTGTGAGGCGTTGTTGGAGCGGGATTGGTGGACGGCGGGAGAGGGCATGGTCGCCGCCCATTCGGGCATTCCGTGGGGTCATGGGTAAGGACAAGGCTACTAATACGGGCGCGTTCCTGGTTCCGCATACGGGCGTATTTGCGCCCGTATAGTTTATGTCTTGGCGAATGGCATCGGAAGCACGCGCCGCACCGTCCGCGGGCGGTTGGGTTTGCCCTTGGTGCAACGGCAGCTACCCCTTCCTTTCGCCCCCCCCAGGTTGCGAGGGGTTGGTGGGGGGAGGTAGGGAGG